ATAGGACTATCCCATTTATTAGTAGGATTATTTAATATGTCTTTAATATCAGCTTTTGATATATTCCTATCTATCATTCTATCAATAGTATGTAATTTTACTTCTCCAACAATACCATTATCTTTAGCTTCAATATTTTTCAAGTAATCTCTTGTTTCATTTACTTTTTCATAATATTCACTAAAGGATAATGCCTTTTTCTTTTCACCAATTTCTAGATCCTTATTATAATGTTTACCTATCTCTTCTTTGGCTTTTATCTCTTTGTAATAAGTGCTACTATTATATCTTAATTTAGCGTATTCTTCAAGTTTATCAGGGACTTCACTAGGTATTATCTTTCTTAATTGGTTATATTCAGCTAATAATTCGTGATACTTCATATTAGTTAAATATGTTATTGTACTCCTACAAGCGTGTATATGATTGTTAATAGGGGGTAAATTTATACCTACTTCCAATCCCTTAACTGTATATAGAACATCTTTTTCGTCCATATCACTATATCTATAAAACCTATTCCAATCGTTAACATTAAATAACATACCATTCATACCGGAACACATCTTAGTAGTATTCTTATCAATTTCAGCTATGAATACAGCCTTTAAATCTTTATATCCTACATCTTCTCCGGCTTTCAAGAATGACATATTAGCAACTTCCGTCGCTTGGCTATCTAATGCTCCACTATATTTATCATCATTTATAGATAAATACCTATTTTGTTGTTTCCTAAAAATATTTTTAAATACATCATCATTTACATTCAATTTTTTTTCTTGTTGTAAATGAATCATTGCTTGTTTCTTAATTTCTTGAGCATTACTTAACGCTAGAGCTTCAATAAAAGTAGTCCATTTATTACCTCTAGCATTAGGAACACATAATAACGACCATATATATTCCCAAGTTAAGCTCCATTTTTTCTTTTTAGTAGGTTTAATTTCTTCTATTCCCTGATTATACAAGTTTTGTCCTATTTCGATAAATAAAACTTCCTCATACTCGTCAAGTTGGTTTCTTTCTTGAACATAAGCACCCCACAATAATAGTTCTAATATTTCTTCATTAGTGATATATACCTTTTTAATAATTGAATCAATCATATATTTAAAATAACCACTTAATAAGTTATCCTTTTTCCAATCATCTATAATCCTTAAAAGTTTTTTTCGTTGAGCTGTAGTGATCGGCTTTTTTAAATCAGTATAACTATAATCAATACCATTGAATATATCCTGTATCTTATCTTGAGTTCTAGTACTCACTTTTTTATATACTTTTAAATATTCCTTTAATTTATTATCGGTATATCTCCATCTATTATTTAAGATAGTGTTATTATCCATTAAGAATCACCTACTTTTCATTATTAACCAGCACATTTGCGTCTTGTCCATCTTCTTTATTATTTTTAATAGATTGAGTGTCAGCTCCATCTTTTCCAAAAGATTCAATTTTTTTCATATTTTCTTCTAGGTTTTCTTGTGATTGTTGTTTCATCTTCTCTATTTCACTAGGAGCGTCTAACTCATCAGGTAATAAATTGATAACAGTTTCATCACATACTAGTCCTCTTAACGATAATGCTCGAGTAGTTTCAGCTGATTTATCAGTAGGCATATTTCTTACTAGCTTGATTTTAAGGTTTCTAAAATCATAATTAGTATGTTTTTTAATATTTATTCTTTCAGTAAACGCTTCCCACATTGCTAATAACTCTTTTTTAAGAACTTTATCTAAATAAGTAACAGATTGTTCAAGAGGAAAAAATTTCTTTTCTAATGCTGAGCTATTGTCGGCATTAGTAAATCCTAAATCATTTACATTAGGACAGTTGCTTACCATAAATATTAAATCAATAAGAGTTTTCTTATAGTTTTCTAAAGCTCCATCATTGATATTCTTTTCAACCCATTCTATTTTTCCGCCCTCACCAGCATAGAACACAGGAGCTTGTAATACTGTAGCGTCCTCTTTAACTCTCTTAGTATTTACTATCCATTCAATTTCACCATTCTCATTATAAATAATTTCACCGTTCTCATCTCTTTTTTCAGTAAGAGATTCTTCTTTAGGCTCATATCCTGTCACCATTAGCTTAGCGTCATCATTATATTGAAAAGTATTTCTAGCATTATTCATAACTCTTTCATAAGCACATATACAAGCTTTAGCTAATTCAAAACAAGCTAATCCATCAGGATTTTCTACAGCTATACACGGAACGCAACCCCAACTAATATCTTCACTTTGTTCTTCATCTTCTCTAAAATCTTCAGCTTGTAGTTTGCTATTTTTAAAATAATATTTTCTATCTTCAGTAGTAAGCTGTACTACATCATACTCATTTCCTAAAGCGTCCGTTTCTTTCCAAGTTCTTAATAATCCTATCTTTTTAACAGGTGTAGAAAAATCATATAACGCTATTGTTTGTCTTGGATCAACATTAGCATATACTATTTCGTTATTTTCATTCTCATAGAATATTCCATAGCTTGCGGACATATCAACATAATCTTGAACAAGTTTGTAAAAGAAAAAGGAATCATCATTGTAATCCCTTATATAATCAATAAATAGTTGATATTCTTTTCTATCGTCACTATCTTTATTAAATATCTTATTAAATAACTTCTTCAATATATTTTGTTTTTCTTCAGTAGGTATCTCATCTACTAAATATATAGGCTCTTTACCTCCCATATATCCTGTCACCATATTAGATATAACAGCTTCAAATCCTACTTTCATCTCATCATCGTTTTCCGCAACTAAACTAGATGGCTTACTTTTTCTAACTTTCATTTGATAAAGTTTTTTTCTTTTATCCCATTCAGGCTTAGCGTCTTCTAATATATGATGAATATTATCGGGATTTATAATATATTCTTTATTGTATTGTAACATTATCTCATTCCTCCTTTTTATGCTGGCTTAGTATTACCAAATGATGATTTATTTTCACCTACCGTCTTATCATAAATACCAGCTAATACATCGGCTCCGTCATCGTGAGCGTTCTTACCTTTCTTTTGATACCTAGTTATGTGTTTATAAAACTCTTTCCACCTATTAGCCCAATTAAATGGGAAATAGATATGTTCCATAACCCAATGTGAACTAGATAATATTCTAGCTTGTTTATTTGCTGATTGAGTAAATGGCTTGATAACACATTTATTGGATCTATACTTTTCTTTTAATATCCTCTTAACATTTCTAGCAAATCCTCGTCCACCATTATTGGATTCAATATAAGCTAGATTAACATTATTCCTATATAACATATCAGCACATTCCTCCTCAGTTATTTCCATTCCCTCATCAGTAAATAAAACATCTAGTATATATGGTTCTTTATCTAATAATCCATAAACAGCACCACATAAAAAGTCATCTCCAGTATCAGCGGTATCTACATAAGCGTAGATAGTACCAAATCCGGGGCTGACTTGATATGTTTTAAGGTTTTTATATAACCTACCCTTTTCATCAACACATATTTGATTATAGTTAGCGTCGGCTATATCTTTATTCATTTCTTTTATTTTAAACTCGTATTCTTCTTTACTTAATATCTCATCACATAGCATACTACCATCTTTTTGGATAGCACTATAAGTTATGTGTCTAACATTATCATAATTGGCTAATATATAACCTGCTAAGTCGTTACTAGCCCATCTAGTCATTACTAGAATGATCTTAAATCCTGATTCGGTTCTTTGTAACATTGTATTATTAAACCACTCTATAATATCTTCTAGTAATAATTCGTTATAGGCTTCTTTATCATTTTTAATAACATCATCAATTATCATAATGTTACAACCAAAACCTGTAGCTGTTCCTTTTGGAGAAGTTGCTAAATAGTTTGGTACAGGGCTATTTTCTAAAGCCCATTTATTCATAGAAGCTTCACCATACTTTATTTTAGTGTTAGGGAATATCTTAGAGTATATTCCGTCTTTTTCTTGTATGGTATCTCTTACCGACTTAGCCATTGATGTAGATAATCTCTCATTATAACTTCCAGTCATTATATGATATTTGCTATTGTTACCTAATAGCCATTGAACGAATTTACTTATTGTTCTTGTTTTATAATGTCTAGGTGGTAAATTTATTACTAATACTCTATCATCACTATTAACAAAGTCTTGTAACTCATTACACATATTATTTAAAAATTTTCTATCATCTCTATAATCTTCGGGAGATGTAACCTTACAATAATCCCAAAAATATCTACGAGCTAATTCATATTGAGCTTGTTGTCTAACATACTCAGGAATAACCATTACTAATCACCAGCCATTTTTCGTAATTCTTCCTCACTTAAATTGGCGTATGGATTAATAAAGTTATTATTTATTGTAGGGCTGTCATCTTTAAACATTCCTAAATACTTTCCTAATAACTCGAGAGCTTTTATTTTGTCATAGGTTTCAACATTGATACCAGCGGTATTTCTTTTATAGCCAGCTATAAGTTTCTTAGCATTTTCACTAAGTTTGTCCGATGGTGTAATTTCAGTTCTACAATAGCGTGTTTCTTCACCCGTAATTGGGTCTTTATTAACTTCTTCACTATATTTAACTATTTCCGTTCTATCACCAAAGGCTATGGCTGTAAGTTCTTTTACTATATCTTCAATGCTAACTATTGTTTTTTCTTCTACCTTTGATTGAAGCTCTTTTATATAGTCTTGTACCTTAGCATTTCTTAGCAATCTACTTGCATTAGTCATAGCTGTTGATTCTTTCTTACAACTCTTATAAATATTTAAATAAGCCTGTGTACCATTCATACCTAGTTTTAGATATTCTTGACAAAATAATTTTTGCTGATTACTTAATGAGGTCATTATCCATCACCTCAGTAGTTTCAGGTGGTTTAATTCCAACAGGTTTTATCTCAGGTAATTTTATGCATCCTCTAGCATCTTCCCAACCAGGCATAAATACTACTGCATCTACCTTACTCATTGCTTCTATTGATTTAGCTAGATAATATAATCTAGCATCGCCTTCTGGCATTCCTTCAGCAAATATCGTATCTACTACCGTGTGTCCTTCTGATTCTAGTTTCTTTATTAATTCTGCCCGTTCTGTTCTAATTTGTTCTTCCGTTTTTCCTCTCATTGGTTGGCTAATCATTATTTTCATACTCTACACCTCTTTAATTTCTAACACTAAGTAGTCTTCTGTGTCTTTCACTACTTTGTGATTTATCTCTGTAATATGTTTGCAATTGTCGTTTTCTAGTATCCCAAGAGCTTGCATTTCATCTAATACCGCTTTAAGACTTTTATTGTCTAAATCACTATTCATATTTGCAACGTGCCATGTGCAATCTAATTTTATTGGATATTTTTTAATTGGTTTCATTCCAAATAAAAAACGGCCTACAATAGCCATTTCCTTTTTCTTTCTTGTATTGGCACTAAACTTATTTCTTCTGCAATGTGCTATAGTATCGTTCCAATTGTCCAATTTATATCGAATTGTTACTCTGCTATTGTACTTTAATTGGCCATCGCACTTATTAACGTCTTTACAAGTTTTGCAATTTGCATTTACCATACACCTTTGAATGTTCATATTTTCCCTCATATTCTTTTTTGTGGAACAGATAATCTGCCTCACATATGATGATTGGGAAGTCACTGTCTATTTTAGTATCATGCTCTATTACGATAAAATCTCTTATATTATCATTTAACAGATTCTCTACTGTTTTTAACATTGAACCAAAATTTGATTTGACATCTATTAATTCCCAACCAACTATATTCTTGTATATTCTATAATTCATTTTTTTCTCCATAATTAAAACTAGGAGGATATCCTAGTTCAGGGGGGGGTAATTAGTGGTTTTCTAATTTTCCACGATATCATTTTAACACATTTAAAGTGTCACGGGGTGTCATAAAAAATATTTTAGAGTTTTTATTCATCAATACACCTCTTTTTCTTATAATTCCTGTAAATATTTCTACAAAATGACTTTGACCAATGTACTTTAGATGCGATTTCCTCCCAAGTCATATCACGGTATTTTTTTGTGACAGGGTCCTCTATTCTTGTATTCTCTTTTAATTGAATTATGACAGATTCTACTTCTCCATACTTTAATAGTATTCTTAATTCTTCTTTTATCCAATGTATCAAATTTTCTTTCTTCTTTTCAATATATTCTAATGTATCATCTATTTTCTTTTCATCTTCTGATTCTACATATTTTAATAGCCTGTCCTCTCTTGTACCGCCATCTACCCTCTCTCCTCTAATATCAACAGATTTAGGAAGAACTAGAGATAATAATTCTTCCTTTTCTTTTAAATAATATTCGTAATCATTTTCTAGTCTTTCTAATTCTTTATTAGCCTCTTTTAAAGTCATTGATTACCTCCTTTTTATTTTCTTTTACTCTTACTCTCCTCTATCAAAATGCTCTTGTAATTTCCCACTTTTCATCCTTACATATTTGGTTATGCTATTTTTATAATTAATTACAAACC